AAAATAAATTCGCTATTTAAGTGGCATGATTACACAATTCCGGGTGGTTATCAAAACCTATATTTGAAACCATCAGTCGCCACTATTGATATACCTGCGAACCATCTGACTGGATATAGCACGTTATATATGAGTGCTTCTCGTGGTAATCAATGTAGTGTATCCATTACCTGTGATTCTAGTGGATTCCACTTTATATCAAAAAATCAAGGCACAGTTTTCGATTTAACTGACAACAATAATAATATTTTTTCAATTCTTTTGGTTCAAAAAATAGTTGCAATTTAACCGCGAGGAGGAACAGAAATGCCAATTTATTACGTAAAACCAGATTCAGATAACAAGTTTCCAGATAAAGATACTACACCCGTGCTTGAGCCAGCAGATAACTTACGAGCGGTAAGTATCCCAACTACCTCGGTTCAATACTTCTTGCACTATTGGTGGATGTATGCATTCAAGGGTGATGATTCGCAAGAGCTCAAAGCTCCAGGAAATTTGCCACCGCTTGATAATGATTATCTACAAGAACTGATTGATCAGCAGGGTAAGCAAATTGAACAACAGGCGAAAAACATTGAGTCATTGAAAACTGAAAATAAAAGCCTTAAGTCAGCCAATGAGTTAACGCAGCAAGGCTTGATGGAAGCTGTCGATTACTTGTCTTCAAAAATAACACCGGCTAGTACCACGACCGACACCGGCTCAGCTGCAACAAGTACAGCAGCCCCAGCTAGTTCGGCAGCAAGTGAATCTTAGGAGGTGATGGCAATGGAATTTTCAGCGTTAGCGCAGATTTACGCGCAAGCAATTATTGATGGCACACGGACTATTGAAGCCGTGCCAGTTCCGTTTCGGTCTGATACCCAAGCCGCTTTGACACAACTACAATCAAACAAATAAGGAGATAATCAATCATGTTAAATTTTAAGTTTTCAGCTTTAGCCGCTATCTATGCCGCCAACGTTTTGGACGGTGGTCGTACTATTGAAGAAGTCCCAGCCTACTTGCAGGACGATGTGAAGAATGTCCTTGGCTCCGCAAAAAACTCTACCAGCACCGATTCATCTTCTACGCCTGTGGCTTAGGATTGATGATTGGTGCTTTTTTGATGGGATTTTTTGTGGGAAAGAGATGATGTAGTATGCCACCAACCCCTTTTGGGTGGTCGCTCGTGATAGGCGCTGCTTCGCGTATGGTTGATAACCCGTTTATTGAAGCGTTCCTGTGGGCGGTTATGGCCGACCTGTTGACGGGGATTGTTAAATCCTTTTCACCGCGCGCTAAACACAAGGCAGACAGCTCAATCGGGCTGTATGGCCTCGCTAAACATTTGTTAATCATGCTTTTAGTAATTACTATTTATCCAGTTTTGGACGTTCTCGGATTTGATACCATTTCAAATTCGGTCGTCCTTTTTTACATTGCAGAGTATGCCATTTCAATCCTAGAAAATCTTGAAGTCATGGGTTTCCCGATTCCTGATTTTTTGCGAATTCGATTTAAAAAGATGGCTGAAAATGTTGGAAAGGAAAATGATAAAAAATGAACATCATTAAAGTTATCCAGTTATTGAGCGATACCGATATCTTAGGCATCGTTATCTTTTTGTTTGTAGCATGGTTCAATCGAATTAATCCAGCCGTAAAAACTAAGATTGCATCCAATAAATCCGCCAACCAGCGTGAAGTTCTTGGTCTACTGGACAATCTGGCAAGCAATGCGGTTCATCTGCTGTCGTCATATTATGAAATGCCCGGCGATGAAAAGCGAGAAAAGGCGGTAGCTGATGTCACTAGTCAGTTGAAAGGATTGGGGCATTCAGTTGACCCAGCTATTATTTCCGCGGCTATCGAGAAGGCATATCAGCTTATGTCGGGGACCAATACAAGAGCCCAAGCAAAACAGGCCGAATACAACGCCGCTCTGGCGGATACAGAGCAAGCGTTCGCTGATAAGCAAGCACAACTGGACAAGCAAGCTGCGACAGTACCCACTGAACCAGCACCCTTAGATGTGCCAGAAGACGTGGCTGCTACGGAGGGAGATGTGAAGTAATGCCGCATTATGATGTTGTGGATACGTCCAATAACAACGGAATCATGACCGTTGCCAATTGGCGTTCGATGAAAAAGTATGGCGTCAAAGCCATGATAGCTAAGCTATCCGAGGGCACGTACTTCACTGACCATACGGCCAAGCCAAGCATTCGTAACGCGGTATCTGCTGGCTTACACGTCAACGGTTATCACTTTGCGCGATTTACGACAGTGGCTGGGGCTAAAGCCGAAGCCCAGATGGCAGCCCGAAGTGCGCTTAAGGCAGGATTGGGTAAGAACAGTGTGATCGTACTTGATTTTGAAGCCACTAACTCTGGTTGGAATCAGAACTCTAAAATTGTTAAGGCCTGGATCAACGAAGTTCATCGCATGGGCTATCCTAAGACAGACGTCTATACGATGGGCAGTTGGATTAATTCAGTGCCATTGAACAACTCGGGCCGTGGCGGTTGGGTGGCTAACTATCCTTATAACCCGTCCGGGTTTAAGCTTTATACCGGATATAATGGCTGGCAATGGACGTCAAGCATGCGCTTCCCTGGGTGTTATGGTGGTTTCGATGTGTCCCAAATGTACTCAAACTACTACTATGGCACTACCACTCATGTAGCTAAGCCGAAGAAGGCCATCTACTACCGATACAATCCCAAGATGATCTATGCCCGGACGCCAATTAATCGCTACAAGGACATTGCCTTCAAACACAAAGTGGACAATTTTCCAACCGGCACCGTATTTGCGATTGCCAAAGTGATTAGCTACGGCAAGATTACTCGCTTCCAATTGGCAAATGGCTATTACATCACATCTAACCAAACCAACGTCAATCGCTTATACTATTCCGTTGATGGCGGTGTTAAACGAGTGAAGTCTGTACGCGGTACTCACCGGTACAAAGATAAGGCCCTCAAACATGTTGTGGACTGGCAGCCAGCCGGCACTGAATTTGATGTCGCTAAGATCGTCAAGTATGGAGATACAACTCGGATTCAGTTGGCTAATGGATTATTTATTAGTGGCAACAAAAAGATTAACAAATTTGTCAAATAAGCGTATAGTACAAGATATACCTGTACGTTACTGATTTAGAAAAGGCGCTCACTCCTAACGGGGTGGGCGCCTTTTTACATAGACAGTATAGCGTGTTTCTGTTTCCTTAAGAACTATGTAGTGAGATGTTAGTAATGACTTATGTGATATATCAAAACTAACTAAAGTTAACAAAAATGATTAAAAGTTACTTTTATAGTTGACATTTTATTCACTATTAGTGATAATTACCGTAGTGATAAAAATGAACGGATAGGATTCATCATTATCTGCTACCATTTTATCACCTCCTACTGATCGCTTGTAAAAAGCGATGAAGTGGTTACGAGCGCGCCACGTTCCCCCGCGGGTGGGTTATCCTAGCGTTAGCTGCATGGAGCCGAATCCATGATTGCGCTCTTTTTTTGTCTATGAAACGGATGTGATTGTGCTTGGCAAAAGAACGCGAGTTGAAGGTCATATTTGATAGTTTTAATCGCCTATTCAACGGAAGAACACTATCACTTTCAACTTCGTACGTTCTGCTAGGAGATTTTTACATTCGGTTTGATACGCTTCAGCTGAGTCACCTTTTGGGTCTTCATAAGATTTATAAAGATTCTGCTACAAATATTTGTCAAAGAGTAAACAAAGGGGAGATTACTCTTGCAAAGCTAAAACGTAACAAAAATTATGGCTATATCAAGGAACGGATTGGAAATATCGATTTTTTAAGGGAAGGTTTTATCGATTCTCCATTTGAATCGTGTATTTTTGTTAGTAAAATAGATAACGAAATTACAATGCGTTTAGATCTGGTGTTTAAACGTGAACGAAATTCGCGAAGAATAGTTTTAGGTCTAAGACGTACAAATACGGGGAAAGATATGCCAGCCATTGTATTTACTCCAGTCACATTTTTTGTTACTAAGGCTAAGTATTTTGATTATGCACACTCCAAGGTAATCAAAATTACTGATGCTACTTGGATAAACTAGAAACCACTCATCTCTTAGGAGGTGGGTGGCTTTTTGTTGAGATATTGAGCCAAGGCACCCATAAGTGTTATCATACAAGGGTTGGTTCTAGTCTAACCAATCAAAAAACAACTAAATATGGGTGTTCACCCCTAAGGACCCCATGTTTAGCTGCTTTTGTACATAATAAGAGAAGTTGTCCGTTTAATGTGAGAGAGCTAGCTGTAAGATGGCTTTAGCCGGTGCTTCCGGCGTGTTGCAGTGAAATTGATAGATTCCTGCCGGCAATTTGATACTTTCGTTGTTTGCTCGATCCACAAGCACCTCGATTGATTGCCCATTGAGCGTCATACTTGTGAGAATGCCCTTACCACTCACTGCCTCATCGGTGATGGTAAGTGGCACCATGTCAGTTTTTTGATCGGTTGTCACCGGTATGCCAACTTGGTCGCAGATGATCCAGATGCGGTGATTGGGTGTTGGCACTTGATATGTCTTAGTTTCCATGGTTTTTCTCCCTTAGATATTGAGTATCGTCACCAAACGCTGATGTCTTTTGAATAGGTCGCAAGTCTGATGGCCACTTCTCGCCGACAAATCCAGTATAAGTGATGGTTAGCTTGGTGTGCGCCTGAATCCGTTTGATTAGCGATTCCAGATAGACAAGGTCATCTGTCTCGACGGTGTGCAGAGGGATTGATCGAGAGCGCTTTTTGGGATGCGCGATATACATAAGAAAATTGAAAGTCTTGGAGTAATGATTAAAAACAACATTGATCTGATAGCGTGTGTTAGGCAGTCGTTTGAAGCTTGCGTCAATCCGCTCATTAATAACTTTTGCATCATTTTCTATTTGCATCACTAAATGTCACCTCATCATTATGCTATAGCCACAGTTGTAGCGCAGAATGCGTATTTGGTGATCACAAACTGCTTTCTACTATTATAATGGCCAAACAGTGCAGCCGTTGATCCTTTCTCTGCACGATAGAGAAAATCTAAGGCATGGACGTGTACTAAACAATTGATTAGCTCGTTTGTCTTGGAGTCACGTATCTTTACATAAAGAAGCAGGGGGCTTAGCTTAATAGTTCGGGGGTCGCTTTCAAGGGTTCCATTAAGTGGTTGTTGTTCCAT